GCTGCAGTTATGCGGACCATGCCGCCCGGAGCCTGTGTGGAATGCCCCATTTCAAGCGGGTAGGCATAGGGCACGTTGTTGCAGAAATAAATGGCCTTCATCCCGACTTTGAAGAGCGACAGCGTGTAGTTCCCGGCCGCTTTTGTCAGATCACCTGTCTTATCAACCCGGCCTGTCTCGTCAGTCGTTGGCGCATCAAAGGACACCTGCCAGTTACCGCGAAAGCGTCCGCCCGTATACCCCGGCGGTGCTTTGATATCCATCCCATCCACCACCCGGGCTTTTTTCTTCAGTCGTCCGGTTTTGGTCAGGTTGTCGGGATTGGCGCGCTGCGCCTCGTTGTGGTCATAAACAGCGCGATTATAGGAAACAGCTGTCTGGTTAACTTCCCACAGCTCCGGGTTGCCCACTGGAGACATCACCACCAGCTGGTTAAGAATTTTGATTCCGACGGCGCGCACCACTGCTTCCTGATTCGTTTTCGCCTTGTTAACGAAAGCCGTGATTTCAGCCAGGAAAGCCGCGTTCTCGCCCATGCTAAGCCCTCAGTTGCGCTTTGTAGCAGAGCACCAACACGGCAGGTTTTACCGGATTCGGTTTGACAACACGGTACGTTGTGCCATCAATATCAACCACATCGCCGATTTTAATTTCCTGCTCTGACGTAAAAACGATCTTCACGTCGCCGTTAACGATGACCGTTCCATCAATTTCGCCTGGCGCGTATTCGGTCTTCACGCCCACAGCAGTAAAACGGACCGCTTCAGTTTTATGCTCAACGCCGCCGATAACCGTTACCGAGCCTTTACGGGTGACGTTGTACGTCGCACCGTTCTGCCTGAGCATGCGGGTCGTTCTGGCCTGCATACGTTGGTAATCAATCGCCATATCAGGCCCTCTCAGCAAATGCATTGATGGCGTAACCACGACCACCAGCGAGGTCGCCCAGCAGCGCCATAACGGCAGGATAGGACGGCGTGAAGACTTCACCATCTGCGACCGCATAGGTCATGGTGACAGCACCTTCCACACGTTCAGTTTTCACAGCGGCTTCGCGCACGCTGGATAGTAAATCGCCGTCGATTGCCTCTACCGCCAGCATGCACTGTGCGGTTATAACCTGCCGTGGAACTTCATCCGGCGGGAAATCATGTTCATCCAGAACGACATTCACGCGTGGCCATGCCAGAGCCTGTCTCGGGTCAGCTTTTGAGCCAACCCAGTCCAGACCGTCCAGGTAATCCATGGCCTTAATCAACAAAGGTGTGAGCTTGTCAGGCAGTTCAATGCCGCGTATTTCCGCAAATGAGGCAAGATCCTCTTCACTGGCGTAGCTGTTGGCATCAGGAGAGGTGATATCGGTATTGACCATCGAATCATCCTGTTTATGGGGCTTTCGCCCCATTCGTTATTCCCCGGAAGGCGCAGTGAAGGTGATCTCTTCAGTGGTTTTCGCCACTCCATCTACAGTACCGGTTACCGTGAAGGTTCCAGCTGCGTCTGATGTGAGTTTCACCGTTGCACCACCAGCTGATCCAGTCTGAGAACTGGCCGTGCTAAGCGTGCCACCTGTGGACGTCCACGCGACGGTTTTACCGGATACACCGGAGCCATTCAGCGTGTACTTCAGAGAAACAGTTACCGCGTCTGTGCTGTCAGCAGTTGCGGAGGTTTTATCCGCTGACAGCGTTACTCCCCCACCGCGGATTCCAGTTTGATCAGCACGCCTGCCGTAGATTTGTTGCTGGTGAAGTGTTTCTTCCAGTTGCCAGCAGTGCCGATGGCGGTCAGGTCAGGGTTATCACCTTTGGCGGTATCCCAGCTGTAGCCCAGCAGATCAACGTTCACCACGCCTTCAGCACGATAGCCAACCGCAAGGTTTTCTTGATCGTTGATATCGTAGGAACGGAAGCCCGGCGCCTGAGACTCGGTAACGGTAACCGCACCAGCTACCAGCCCAAGGATCGCATCAGCGTCCATGGTGTCGGTCACCAGCACAGGTTTGCCCAGCGTGCCTGGCTGCCCGCCGTAAACCACCACGCCCGCTTCTTCGTAGATTTTGTTGGCAATCGCCTCATCAACAATGTCGAAGTAGGTGGCAGAGTGCATCACGAAGAGCACCACACGGTTGAACTTGTCGCCGTATTTACGCAGGCCGCGCGTCAGGGTCTTTTTACCGTCGGTCTCAATATCGGCGGTTACGACCATGTCGGCGTTAGCACCAATCGCCGCAGTCAGCGCTTTCAGGCCGTATTTCACGTAGCCCTCCAGCGTTGCATCTGCGACATCCACGCCGATCACTTCGGAGAACTCATCAACTGAGCGGCCACGGCGTTTAAAGGCCTCTTCCGTGGTTTCATACGGGCCGTATTTCCACGGCGCCTTAACGGATACCGCTTCACCGGCACCGATTTTTTTACCTGTGACTTTATCGACAGAGTTCACATTGCGCGATTCAATGGAACCACCAACTTTGTAGAAAGCACGCTTACGAAAATCCCCTTCAATCAGCTCGTTATCCAGCAGAATCGCCCCGTTGGAAGAGGCGTTAAAGATTGCCAAGTTATCCTGTCGGCGCTCAAGGAAAGCGGTCTGCGCCAGGTCGTCGTAAATAACCAGGTCGGTATTAACAGTGGTAGACATGGGTTAATCCCTTATTTCGGAAGTTTGAGGAAGGCCTGCTGGCCGTGTTTGCGGATGTAGTCCGCTTTATCGCTGGCGCTCATTTCGGAACGTTTCAGGCTGCCACCGCCGTTTGGCTTGTGTCCGCCCGCGTTAGTGCCTTCTGCGCGCGGGAACAGGTGCGGAGCCGTCTCCTTGAGTGACTCCGCCCACTCAAGCGGGCTAAGTGGGGTTTTGCCGTCTTTGCCGAACAGAACATCGCCATTTGCATCAACTGCTACGGCCTCGCCTTCGTCGTTGAGCTGGAATGTGCCTTTGGCACGTAGGATCAGATCGTCAGATGCTTCCGGCAGCGCGCCAGTTTTCGCGGCTGCTGCTCGGATTGCATCACCCAGGACGCGGTCCCGGAATTTGTTGGAGAACGCTTCAGCTTTGTCCGCGCGTTCATTTGCGGCTTTAATCTGCTTATCCACATCAGCACGCATGCGCTCGGTGCGCTTATCGAGCACCTCATCAATTTTTCCGGCGGCGATAAGCTTTGCCTCTTCGTCGTCAGAAAAACGCTGGAGAATGCCGCGTACAGCGTCTGGGTCGATACCTTCAAAGCGGGACAGGTTTTCTTTCTGCTGTTTAATGGTGCCCAGCAGTTCGCTATTTTTCGTTTTGAGGCCAGTGACTTCGCTGGTCACACGCTCATCAATCAGCTTCTGGATTTCTGGCGTGATTTCGATACCACCGCCACCGCCGCCCTCACCGCCGCTTTCAGGTGCGTAATATTTCAGAAGCATGTTTCGAATTAACATAATTTCCCCTCGGGATTTTGCCGGGCCTCGCCCATAAAAAAGCCCCGGCGGATGCCAGGGCGTGGAGTAAGATGTGATTGTTAGTTGTCTGTGCCTGAGAGCTGCTTCAGACGTTCCAGGCTGATCCATTCGCCTTTGTCAGTGAACATATCAGCCAGGTCGATTTCACCCGCGCGGAACAAACGGCCACGCTCGGCACCCAGAACCTGATCCTGGCGTTGTGCCGGCTGGCGCGCGAGCCATTCCAGATATGATGTTTTCCCCGGTACCTGTCCATCCATGCTGGCACGAGTCCCCTCGTCCATCTCCTCGATATCGATGCCGAGTTCGCGCCAGGACTTGAGAATCAGGGTTTCGGTAGAACGACAGCAAAAATGGATTTTCCCGGGTCCCTGCAGGTAAGGCACCTTATGCCCGACCGGTTTGTTATCCAGGGTGTAGCGGAGCAGGTCACGAATAATGCAGTCGTGGCTGGTTTTATTGTCCAGCGTAGATAGCCACTGTTTGCCTTTTACGATATCGCTGTTGGCCCTGGTGAAGCTGTTGCGTGCTGTGGCAGCCAGATGATTCACGGCTGTTTTAACGATGCTGGCGGCGTTTGCCCTGCTCATCTGCAGCGCGCCGTCGCGATAGTCTTTATTGGCGTGGCCGCGAACACTGCGCGCGATTGTTTCTACCGTGTCGCCGGCAAGATACCCCCTGCGGACGGCGTTTACGATCCGCGCCAGCCTGTCCGATTTCAGATTCTCCACCCACTCACTCAGCAGCCTCCCCTGAAAGGGCTGCGCCATCGCTGCGGCATACACCATATCGGCGGTAATGCCCTGCAGCGGATAGTGAGACAGGACCTGTGATGGCAGAAGGGAATCGAACAGGCTCATCTGATAACTGGCCTCGTTCTTTGCCAGCGCCACCAGCTCATTTTCGAGCCCTGCCTGCATGGTGGCTACGGCCTGATGGTTAAGCTCACGCACGCTGCCCAGTAAACTCTGCAGACGGCTAACGGTGAAGCTCTCAGGAGGCAATCTGTCCAGCGCATCCAGTAGACGTGCCGACAGGTCAGCATCCGTCTCGTTAAGCAACTTCACCATCCGGTTTGCCACGCCTGTTGCATAGCGGCTAATCCAGACGGAATGAGCAATAGCCTCATCCCGCAGGCTTTCGTTCACGGTTGCCATATTAGCCCCCGGTCAGCGTTGGGGCCTGATTGCGAAGCGTATCAATAACCTCGTCCGGACTGTCGGCCGGGTCAATGAGATCGAGCTTCTGTAGTGCTCGAATCATATCGCTATCGCGCAGCGCACCGGACTGCCAGGCGTTGACGATTGCCGTCACCATGCCCGACTCGGCAACCTTCGCAATGAATTCCTGATTAATCGTGTAGCTCGTCGATTCGCCCATGATGCCCAGGTATTTCGCACACCATCCCAGCGCCAGCGTATAGGCCTCAGAAACGTTTGAGACGCAAATACCGAGCACCGATGTGGATGATGTTTGCTCCCCGCTCGCTTGGGTTGCCGTCTTCGCCGTGGCGTTCTGCTCAATCAGTCGGGCGCCCAGCTGCACCATGTAATCGCGTTTGCTGTCCATGGCCTCTTTAGCCAGCATGTTCGGCTGCGCCTGGGCATAGCCAAACGAGCCCTCCTTGGGAAGCAAAAGCGGTGATCGGGAACCAATTTTCACCCCCTTCTTCTCGAGGTGGTCGCGCCAGCCGGTATCGAGCCCAGTCATGTACGGCTGCACCTGGCCACAGAACCACACGCTGTCTTCATAGTCAGCACTGTTACGGTAATGCCCGTGGTTTATCTCCACCAGAGCAGCCAGCGGTGAATCATCGATAGTGGGATCGTTGTTTTGGGCGCCGACGAATGTGAATGGGATTTCATCCCAGTAGTCCTGCCCTTTAGGCTTAGGATGATATTCGCTATCGATGGTGTAGGTTCCGCTTGCTGTGCCACCAGCCCGGCGCCATACGCGGCATATGAACCGCCCTTCTTCCAGCGCCAGCTCGCGGTACTGGATTTCATCCTTGTAAGCGTAACCATCCGGCTCTTCTACGCATTCACGCAGGACCACCAGCACCAGCTGATCGCGCCCGTTAATACGCTTTGTTCTCCAGTTGATGATGTTCTCTGCCGGATAGCGGAGGATGATCGCCTCGTCGGAGGCTTCTGCATAGTCGACATAAAGCCCCTCTCGCGCAACCTCCAGCACGTTCTCGGCCACCAGCTGCGACTGCTGATAGATACTTGTACCGGCCCCGTCAGCATTGTCTAACAGGTATTTGAGCTTCTCCGGACCGTTGAAAGTGGGATCCTTTCGATACGCCATTCCAAGCATGCCGATCTTCGTATTGCCTGCAATGGCATAGAACACCGCACGGCTCAAATAGTCTTCGTTACGTTTGCGGTTGCGCGTGGATTTATCGGTTGGGTCGAGATAAGGCAGATATTTATTACCCCCGGCCTTTACAGCCTCAGCCCCTTTGCAGAAGTCCCTGTATTTCCGCCAGGCAGCAGAAGCCGCCCGGTGTTCTGGTCGAACCCAGGTGATGTCGTCGTTTGCCATATCAGAAAGTGGTATCCATGGTGATTGAGTATGCCGGTTTCACGATGGGGTAATCCTTCACGATGAAGTACCCACCAGCATCATTGGGGTGATCGTTATCAGCTGATTTGTCCGGTTCGCCATTGGCCGCCCAGATTTGTTGTTCAAGGCTTTCGGTATAGACCGGGCAGTTTTGCACGTTAACCAGATAGCGGCGTTCGCCGTTGGCGTTGCAGAACATAGCGTTCACCGAGTTGATGCGGTCTTTAACAGGCGGGTTGGCATCATCAACGATGACGCTGAATCCGGCATCGTTGAGCTGAGCGATATCGGTCTTGCTGGCGTTCTGCGATTTGCGTGAGTCGCCAGAGGCATCCGGATAGATGTAAATCTCCCGGCTTTTAACGTAGCGACCATCCTCGTAGCGCCAGAACTCTTCCTGAATG